CTGCGTACCAACAACACCACGTGGAATGCCATCACTATCACGTCTTCTAACGGGTCGATGATTGACAAGTTGGCGCAACTCAAAAGCACCGCCGACGGTGAACTCAAGCGGACGTTGGAAATCGAAGTGCCGCGTCTGCGCAACGTAGCCAAGGCCGATGTGGACCGGCTGTTCGGGCAACTGACCGAAAACTATGGGGTGGCAGGCCCCGTGTTCATCAAGTACGTGGTGTCCAATCAGCAACTCGTTCTTGCGGCGCTCAAGGACATGCAGGCCAAGATCGACGCGGCTTTGTCGTTGGAGCAGAACGACCGTTTCTATTCCTGCGTCCTGGCCTGTGCGTTCGTCGCCGCGCTCATCGCCCGCAAACTGGGTCTGTTCGACATCGAGATCAACCGCATCTATAACTACGCCCTGGAACTGGTGCGGCAGAACAAGGCGCTTCAGATCAGCAGCGTGGGCGGCCCGACTGTGGTGGCACAGGAAACCCTGTCGTCGTTCATCAACGAGAACGTGTCTAACGCGCTCGTCATCAACAGCCCCGTCAAGGGTGCCATGCCAACGGCGCCGATCGTGTCCCCACGCAACGTGCTGCGCATGCGCTACGAGCCTGATACCAAGGAGTTGTTCATAACGGTGGCGGACTTCCGCGCACACTTCACCAAGAAGCAGGTGGACGTGCGGGAGAGCATCCGGGCCCTGACAGCCATCAACGTGATTAAGCACAACGGCACCGCTGTTGCCAAGCGGATCGGTGCAGGTGCAGTGGGGGGTTTGTCCGGCCTGTGCGTCCGGTGCTACGTGATTGATGGCACCGCGCTCGGTATTGACGAAACCTCGTTCACTTCCAACGAAGACGATGCCCAGGACCAAAGCCAAGCCACCGGGCAAGCCGCATGACTTTCGCTTAGTGGTGGTGCAGGGCGTTGAGTATTACGTCTATTGGGAGAAACTGACGCTTGGCGCGTCGTTCTTCCTGCCCACCACGGGCACGATTGCACAGGTTAAGCGGGCCATACGCGACGCAGTGCGGCACCATGGGTACATAGTCGAACTGCGCACCCGGCGCGAGTATGGTCGCTACGGGGTGCGCGTCTGGCGCATGAACTAGACCGCCATCCGACCCGCTTTGCGGATCTCCGTCTTGGCCTCTCGCAGCCACCCGGTGAGTTCGGCTTCCAACTTGCGGATCTCTTCCAGTTCGCGCTCTCGCTCGTCCTTGGGCATCTGTTCGGCCCCGATCGGGCTGTTGAGATACTTGCGGTACGCGCGGGTGTCTTTCAACTGGTTTAGCGTAGCGTTGATCGACCGTTCTAGCATGAGGCGGTCTTCGTTCTCCACGGCGAACGCTTCGGCGCGGACGGGATCCGTCTTTGCCAACTCGTTGAGCGTAGCGTTAATCTGCCCAACCTTCTCGCGCTCTTCGTAGAACTCCGAGAGTTGACGGGTGCCAACCGGGTCGTACAGGTAGTTCGACAGCAACGCGTACTTGTGCAGGGGGCGATCGACTCGCGTCGGGTTCAGCAGGCTGTCCGTTGCCATGGTGACCATGGCCGCCGTAGAGCCGAAGTACCCGCGCAGCACGTTGTCGATCACGATCGGAGAGACTTGAACGCCAACCATATCCCGACTAAATCCTGCCATGGCGATTGCCAGTTCACTGGTTGTGGCCGTGCGGCGCTCACTGGGCAGTTGGCCCTTCTGGAAGATGCCTTCCAGGGGGCGCATAGTCAGGAACGAGAAGTTGGTCCATGCCTCAAGCAGCGGCTTAGCAGCCTGCGGGATCGGCATGGCGCGTCCGAAGTATTGCTCCGCGATGTAAGCCACAGCGGTGCGGACAGCCTCCATGGCTTCCTGCTCTTCCGGCGTACCCTTGCGCTTGTAGTATTCGACCATGCGCTCCGGGATCACCTTGAAAATGGCGCCCAGTTCGGTCGGCACCCCGATCTTCAGGCCGTCACCCAGAATCCAGTTGCCATCCCGGGTGCGCAGGTCCATGTCCTTGTAGTCCTCGTCGTCGGACTTGCCGAGGGCATACAGCGTAGCGAACGCAGTGAGCATGGCCGCGCGGCTCCAGAACAGCCGACGGGCGGCGGTTCTTTCAAGCCCGGATGCTGCCGCTTGGCCGGTGGCCGCACGGTACAGCACGTCGGTACCCTGGATGTAGGCGTTGAAGAACGGGATGGTGGACGTGAGCGCAGCGGCGAAGTTACTTGCTCCGCGCCGACGGAAGTTGATGAACTCTCGGGCCCGCACCTGGGCCAGCAACTCGTCGTTCGTCTCGCGCTTGGTCTGGTCGTAGATGGCCTTGCGCACCGCGATGTCAGATGCCCGCGTGATGCCATCCAGTCGATGCAGCAAAGTCTCGAACCGGCCACGCTTCATGTAGCCCGCTTCTTTGAGCAGCGACTCGGCAGGGCGTCCCTGTTGGAAGTCGTACTCGCCGGTCAGGCCCAGGTCACCCAATTCCCGCACGATGGGGTGCTTGATGCCACGGATCTCGGCCATGGCAATCTTGGGGAAGTTCGTCAAAGCCATGCGGATCATGGGACCCGGGTTGCGAACGCCTGACGTGAAGATGGCGCGTTGCACGTCGTCTGCCACCTGCTTGAGCGCGAAAGGCGGCAGTGCGGTAACCGTGGTGCGCAGCACGTTGGAGAACGCCCCGAGGAACTTCATCAGCCCGCTCTTGGGCAGCGTCAGATCCTTGAACGCCAGCACGTCGTACTTGCTCGGCACTTGCCAGTACCGAAGTTCTCCATCCACATACGCGCCGACGGTGTTGTCTTTGTGCTGCGTGGTTGTGCCAAGCGGCTTGGCCAAGCCCATGCTTTCCAAAACTTCGATCGTGGTGCGCGTGGCGTCGGCGTTGGTTGTCTGCCGCAGCATCCAACCGAGCGTGTTTGCATAGTTGGTGAACACGTTGCCCACCGGGCGCTCCAGGGAGCCGACCAGTTCTGGCAGTTTGCCCAACTGCGCCACGCCCTTGCCAGACAGTTTCTTGATGCGATCAAACGAGGAGATCTCATCCGATATGCGGTCAAACGGCACGTAGTTGACTACCGACTTCCACGCATCGCCCTCGGCCTTAGACAGCCGCCCCACGGCCACCATGTTGTCCACCATGGCGATACGGGCCTTGTCCATCAACGTGCTGATCTCTTGCAGGTCGGGGTCGGCGTTGTACTCTTTTGCCAGGGCGTCGATGTCGGCCTCCGGCATGTGGATAACGAACTCGGTGCCCTTCGTCTGGTTGGACTTCAGCAACTCCTTCAAGCGCATGGCTTCGAGGATGCGGCTTGCCGCACGGGTACCGCCTTCCATCGAGTAGCCGTTCTTCTTGGACCACTTCTCCAAGGCGGCGAACACTTCGACCGGAGGAGGCACGCCCTTCTTCTCGACTACCTTCCACAGCCCGGTCGTCGGATCTTTCTCGATCGAGCCTTTCTGGAAGTATTCCGGCAAGAGTTTTACGTAGTCCTGCGCCTGCCGCAGTGCACCCATGGGGTTGAGGTTGCCCAACGCGTCCCGCACGGCGCCGTTGAACTTGGCCTGAAGGCGCTGCTCCACAGCCGCAGCCGAGTCCGCCATCATGACGCGGAACTTGGTGCCCAGAGTCGGATCCCCGGGCTGGGTCGTGATGCCCTGCACCATGGCCTTGTACCAAGGCATACGCTCGGGCTCGATCGGACCCAGGGCGTCGATGATCTGCTGAGCGCCATAGGACAGGGAGAACTGCTTTTGCGGCGCCTGTTCCGTACGGGTGGTGTCTTCGAACCACATCTTCGATGAGCCAGGACCCATCGAATCCAAGAAGTCCTTGACCGTCTTGGCGGGCAGGTACTGCCGCCCCGTGACGATGCGCAGCAGGTCACGCAACTTCTGCGCAACCTGGGAGAAAAATTTCTCGGTTATGGTCAGCGGCTTGTCCGCAGTGGTGGCCCACCGTGCCGTGTTGTCGGCAAACCATTCGCTGAACGAACGCCAGTACGAATCCACGTTGTCCATGGCGTCAGCGGTCATATCGGCCTTGCCCCGTGCCCGGAGCGACGCTTCGATGTCTTGGGCCTGTTCCCTGGTGCGCAGGTTGTGCGCAAGGTCAATGGCCGTGTGCCCGGGTTTCTTGTTTTCCTTCAGCCATGCCTCGTATTCCTTACGAATGGCGAACTGCACTTGCGTTGGAGCGTTGTCGTAGGCGATCTGCTGAATGGCGTGGCCGAGTTCGTGCGCAATGACTTCGAGCGTTTTGGTCTCATTCATCTCCGGCTTGAGGTAGATGATGAAGTCGTTGCGGTTGGGGCCAAAAGAAACCACAGACCCGTTGGTAGATGAGGATTCGTTGGTTGTGTTGAGGCCCGACAAGTACGGGCCGTGGAATCCGTAGCGGTCGGTTTCCCCATCCAGATCCGCGCCGTTGTGCACGAAGAACCGCACATCGCCAATACCCAAAGACTTCGTGAGTTCGGCCAAGTAGTCGGTGTACTTCTTGGAGATACCGTCAGACCCAACCACGTTGGTTGTCGCACCGGCAAACGGGCCGTCCGGGTTGGCAGCGTACTCAGCGGCATCCGCATCAACGGCGCGGTTGCGGGCCTCAACGAACCTAGCACGTTCCTCTGCGGTCAGCAGGGGGCTAGTAGATGAGCGAACATCCACCCGCTCAGCACGTCCGTCCTTGTGGACCGCAATATATGTGATGAAGCCAAACCGATTTGTACTGCGCACCAGGGCAACATCGCCCTCAGCGTAAACAGCCTTGCCGCCCGTGAATTCTTTGGCCCGCTCGTCTGCCCAGGCAGGCACCGTCGGTTCGGCGCGGGGCTGAAGATCAAACGCCATCTGCCGCTCATCAACGGCGGGGACTTCGGCGGCGGGCTCTTCGGCAGCGGCACGCTCCCGCTCATCAGCGGCCTCGGCACGCTTGCGCGTCTCAGCCTTGCTTGACGGGAACAACTCAGCCTGTGGACCGCGACGGATCTCGACCTGACCCTCCTCCATGCCAAACGTGGACGTGCCGATGGGCTCGCGCATCTCTTCGGAGATGGGCGGCGTGGGCTTGGCCGGAGCCGGGGCAGTAGCAGCGGACGCTTTGCGCTTGCCTTCCGCAGTCTTCTTCTGCTGCTCGTCCAAGCGACGCTGCATCTCGGCGGCGTCACGCTGGCGCTCTTCCTCGGCCTTGCGGTCGTAGACGGGGATCAGTTCCTGCACCTGGGTTTCCAAAGCATCGTAGGAACTACGCGCCTTGGAGTTGGGCATCGGCACCTTGCCGCTCTTGAGCAGCAGTCCGCGCTGCTTGTTACGCAGCGAGTCGATCGCGGTCTGAACCTCAGCCGCCGTGCGGGTATCTTCTACAGGCGCAACAGGAGGAGCAACAGCCGGTTCTTCAACGACTGGGGCAACGGGAGGCGCAACAGGCGCTTCTTTCTTCTTCCGTTTGGCTACAGCCTTCTTGGCGTCTTCGGCAGCCTTGGCTTCAACCTGCGCTGGGGTCAGTGCAGGGGGCTGCTGTCCCTCTCCTGCAACTCCTGCTGGAGCAGGTGGTGCAACAGGTGCCAGTCCAGGGGCGACAGGTCCTTGAGGTGCGGCGGGAGCAGCGGCTGCGGTAGGTCCGGCGACGGGAGGCGCGCTAGGTACGCCCATGCCTCGCTGATCTCCTCCGGGCTGAGGTTTTGCACTAACAGGTGTTGGCGTTGGCGCTCCACGGGGGGCCTCCTTGAATGCGGGTACGTCCGGGCCCAACAAGGCTCGGAGAATCTTGGCCCGCGACCCCTGACCTTTTACCAGAGAGGGATCCTGCTGCACAAGAGCAGCGACATCTTCCTTGGTGCGGTTGACGACGTTACGGTTGAACCAATCCTTTGCGGTCTTGAACGGCACGCCGACGGCTTCGATGTCCGGCATATAGATGCGCGGCGCCGGGGGCGGCGTAATAGACGTGGGTTCTCCTTCGCCCGTGTAGCGGAACGGCAGGCGCATCTGTCCCTGCTCACGCAACTCCCGACGATCTTGGCGGTACTCTGCGCGCTGCTCACGCAGTGTGGGTTCGGTTTCGACTTCGGTTGCAAGTTGGGCGCCGCCAGGAGGCAGGAACTCCCGCATCTCCATCTGCTGACCGGGTTGCGTAAAGGCGCTGCGTGCTGCCTTCTCTGCATCCACACGTTGCTGCTCCTGCTGCGCCCGCGCTTGCGTGACGGCTTGGGCTTCTACCTGCCGGATCTGCTGCGTCAGTTGGTCGATTGCCGCCCGGGTTTCAGGCGTTTGAGGCTGCGCTTGGAGCGCCGCACGTTGTTGGTACAACTGCGCAGGGTCAGCCGGTGCCGCAGGAGTAGGTGGAGTGGGCGCCGGAGCCGGTGCCGCAGCAGTGGGCGGAGCCGGGGGAGCGGGCGGAGGTTGGACCTCGGGCCCGCGTACCGCGCCAATCGTAGCGCCACCAAGGGCGCCCATGGCGGCTTCTTGCGCAGCCTGACCGGCAACACCCTGGAACGTCGGGACGTTAAAGCCCTCACGCTGCAACGCAATGTTGGCAGCCATGCGTTCCTGACCGCCCTGCGCGGCTTCCGTGGGGGCTTCGGCCAACGCCGCCGTGCCCGCACGACGCAGCATACCGGGGGCAGCCTGTTGGGCCCCGGCCTTGGACAGCAGACTTTCTGCACCGAATCTACCGGCCACAGCGCCCAGCGCACCGCCCAGACCAATCTGCTCGATGTTTTTGCCCGTATAGGCTTGTGCGGCCTGTGCCTGCTGCTCAGCCAATTGCTCCGGCATCCCTTCAGATACCAGACGTTCTTTCACAGAGTCGTAGATAGAGCCCTTGACTGCGCCCACGCCTTGTGCAGTACCAATCGCGGTATTGATCGCCCGCATGGTGGCGGGCAGCAGTTTGGCCGCAGCGCCGATTGGGGCCGCAAGCACGAAGGGCAGGAAGGAACCCACCGCTTGCGCCGCGCTTTGCAGGGGCGCTTCGGCCACGCCGCCCAGAGCCGTGCTGACTTCCGCGCCAACACCTTGCTCTTCAGCGGCTTTTGCCATCTGGGCACGCCGCTGCAACTCTGCCTGACGCTCGGGCGTCATGGCTTCGCCCAGTGCGCGTTGACCGCGCTCCAAGGCTTCGGAGGCTACGTTGCCTGCACCGAACACATCGGTCAGAGCCTTGACGCCACCCACGGCGCCTTGGCCCAAAGACAGGGCCACATCGCGCATCGAGAACGGTGCGGCTTTGGCCGGAGGCGCAACAACACCTAAATGGGAAATGATGTCCGCAGGGGAATACCCCGCGCGTAACGCTGCGTCAGTATCAAACTTGCGCTCGCGCCCAAGGTATTCGGCTATCTCTCGTTCCGAGTACCCGGCTTTGATTGCTCCTGCTACATCAAACGCCATGGTTGCTCCGGGTAGTTAGCGTTGGAACGAAGAAAGCGGCGGACGATTACTTGTCGGAGCCGTTGGCGCGGTGCTAGTAGCCGGAGCCTCTGGCACCCCTTCAAGACGTTTGAGTCTTGCTCGCGTCTCGTTCAATTCTCTCTCCACGCGATCGTAGCGTTCCTTGATTTCCTTACGTGCGGGCCCGACCTGAGTGGCGCGGAGTTCTGCGGAGATTCCGGTAAGTTCCTTTACTTGTCCATCCAACAAAACACGAAGCGTAGTGATGGACTGCGCCTTGTCGGCCCGGTTTCCGCTTGCCTCGGCCCGGTCTGCTTGCAGCATAGCCGCCTTGAAATGCATATCCGTGTTGTACCTGCTGCTGCCTGCTTGAAGCATGTTGCCGTACATACTTGTCAAGGCTTGCAGTTCGGTATTGGACTTTGAACGCAGGTCCGTTTCGCGCTGCTGCTGCAACCCAACGGTTTTCTCAAACGCCTTCTCAGCCTCTTTGCGGTTGCCGGTGTTGAGAGCGTTGATGAGGTTGTACATCTGCTGCTGATGCTGCATGTCCTCAGCGTAGGCACGATCTCCTGCACCAATACTTGCCGCCGCCGCGCCGCCGTAGCCACGACCAAAACCAAGCAAAACTTCCCGTAGATCCCGGCGTGCTCGCCCCTGCGCACGTTGCGCTTGCAACCCCTGCATCTGCTCGATCAATCGGCGCTCTTCTGCACCTGCGGCTTTGTCCAAGCCAAACTGGGCTTGTGCTGCCTTAACGTCTCCCGCCGTACCGGCCATGGTAGGGGCGGCACCACTTGCGCCGCCAAGCAACGCTGGCAGCCCTGCTCCGCCGGGAGCAAGTCCAAGCCGTTGCATGAGCGCGGCTTCTACCGATTGTTGAGGTGAAGGCGCAGCGGGAGCCGCTTGGGCCGCAGGGGCGGCGGGGGGACGTTGTTGGGGCGGGGCCGGAGGGGCAGCGGGCGGACGTTGCTGCGCCGCAGCCTCGATTTGTTGCATGTTTCCGGTTGGCGCAACAAACGAATTAACGGCTTGCTTTCTCGCGGCTTGTTCGGCTTTCATACGCGCCGCCAACTCAGGGGCACTTGCTTCAAGGAACGCCATGCGCTCAGCCTCTTCGCGCTGACGTTCTTCGCGCTGACGTTCTTCTTCTAATTGCTTGCGGGTCTTTGGCAGTTGACCCGCTTGCGGCAACATACCGCTGATGTCTTCTGCTTCCGTAGAGACAGTACCGCCCGGGGTGAACGCCACGATACCGCCGCCAGCCAGACCGAAGTCAACCGGCAACTGGTCAATGCCGCCTTCGCGGCGGGGCTGTTCTTCGGGCTCAGGTGTGCCTTCGGGAGCGGGCATCACGGCTTCCCTGGCTTGGTTCGCGGACTGCTGCTCCATGGCCTGCTTCTTCATGGCCTGAAGCGCCAAAAGATCAGCCTTCTGCGACAACTGCTGCGAGACCGTGGGCTGCTCGCCCGGTACGGCACCGTCGGACATAGCCTGACGCTGCGCCATTTTTTCGCGCCCTGCAAGTTCCGCAGCGGCCAAGTACGGAGGCACAGACGCCACCATGCCGTCCTTGGCGCGTTTGAGGTACATCATCGTCTGCGGCCCAGGGGGCAGCATTTGCAGGTCGCGTTGGATCTGAACGAGATTGGGAGATGGCATGGTCTTACCTCAACTTACGGCTTCACGCCCAGGTTGCTCAATTTTTCATACAGCGCCTCTAGGTCCGCAATCCGCGTGGTGAGTTCACTCAGCCCCGTGGTATTTGGCGTGGTGGCTGTGGTGGTGATGGGCAGACCTTCTATCATCTTGCGACGGTAGTCAAGCATTGAGAACGGATATGCCCGCTCTTCTTCAAACGCCTTGCGCTCCGCTTCAATACCCTGCTGTTCGATAGCGCGTTGCTCCGCACCCAACTTGGCGAGGTCTGCAATAGACCGAGCACCAAACTCTGCGCTGAACTGCCGCGAACCTTCACCGGCTTTCTGGGCTTCCATCTGGCGGGCTTGGTCTGCATTGAACTGCGCCATGGCCTTATCGTACGAACTTGCGTAGCCCTCACCAATAGCCTGTCGCTGCTTTTCAAGCAGGTTGCGCCGCCCCTCGGCTTCCATAATGGCCTGACGGCTGCCACCAAACGCACCGGCTTGCGTGAGCCGCGAAGCATCTGCCAATCGAGCGATGTCTGATTGCCTACGCATCTCCGCCAATGTGGGGTCGAGCACCGCTTGCAAGTACGGGTTCATGTACTGCTTGGCCGCATCCAAACCAAACGTACCTGATGTGAACGTACCGGGGGTGTAGCCCGTCTTAGCCATTTCACCGGCGCCCGCGAATGCTTGCTGCTGCAAGTTGGACGCGCCCGCCGTCAGAGGGCCTTTATAGCCTTGGTAGGGCTGCTTGGTCAGGGCTTCGGTTTCGCCCAACAGATTGGTAACGTACTCACCGGCCCACGGAGACAACGTAGACGATGTAGATGTGCCGTATCCGGTGACTGGAGGATTGCCCGTGCCAGTACCGGTGCCAGTGCCAGCAGCACCACCGGCTTGGAACGCCACCACGCCGCCTCCGGCGTAGCCTGCAAGACCGCCGGGCATGAACTTGTCCGGGTTGATCTTCTTGCCTTGCTTCTTGGTACCGGTACGGGCTTTGCGCACGCGCGCCATCATGTCGTACAACTTCTTGGCCCCGGCATCAGAGTTGCCGTTACCCAGGTGCGACACGACGTCCGCAGGGATAACAAACTCACCGTGGCTCAGGGCCGCAGGCTGCTTGCCGTCAATCGAACTGGGGATCTTGTCAGCCATTCCGTCCGTAGCGCCTTGGAGGTAACGACCTCCACGGGCCAACATTGCAATACCGCCATCAGCCATGGTTGCGGCTCCTCGTTCTGGTTGTACGGGCAGACGCTGTTCGGGCCGAAGTACATCGCCCACACCGGACGCTCCCTGCTGTGCCGCACCGGGGTCTGCGGCTGGCGGAGCCTTTTCCCACGGCATCTTGAACGTGCCTGCATAGGGGCTTGTGGCCGGGGGAGCGGCAGTGGGCGTATAGGCCGCGCGAAGCCCGGCGGCTTGAGTTGCGACTGCTTCTTTGGCGGCGGCAAGGGCCTCTTCATCTCCGCGCGGTGTGTACTGCACATCCGTGAAATACCGCAGTCCGCCTTGGCCGGGGCGACGATTGGGGTCCTGAATGTTCAAGGCTTCCCGAGTCGCCGTCAACTTTGGGATAGGTTGGTTGTAGCCACCGCTCTTGACGTCGAAGCCGCCTCGCATGCCGTAGATACCCGCCGCTGCGGTAGCAAGCCCGCCCCAGTTGATGCCGCCACCCGGCTTTACGAATGCCGCTTTGAGGCTGTTGAAGATCTTATTGCCTTCAGCATCCCCCGGGCTCCAAACTAGATTGCCTTGGTAGTAATACTTGCCATCAGGGCTGATGGCCGTACCGTTGTCGTAATACTTCCAACCGTAGCCGTTTTGGCCCGGCAGAGCATTGTTGACGATCTCTTTAGCGCCTTCGCTGGTGGCGATCCGTTCAATAGGCTCGTCTTCCCAAGAGGAATCAACTTCGTCGTCGCCACCAATTTCATCGTCTCGATCGCTCATATTGACCTCATTTCAGCAGTCGCAGCAGGTCTTTCAACGTGCCCGGTTGTTTGAACAGTTCGTCCACGTAGCCCCCTTGGGCCATTCTAGTTGGCGCAATAGAAAAAACATCCCCCTTCAACCCCAACAAGATCTCTTCAAGCGTCCGGTATGGATCGGCAACGTCATACTTGCCGACACGAGGGGGCGGCCCAGATGTCGCAGCCCCGGTCGCTCCTGCTGCTCCTGGCGGGGTTGTGACAGGGCGCCGAATTACAGGCGGTGCCACGGGCGGTTTAACCGGCGGCTTGGTGGGCGGAGCCACGGGCGGTACGACCGGCGACGCCGTAGGCGGAACGGTTGGGGGTTCTACCGGAGGTTCGACAGGCGGTGGAGTGGGTACATCCACAAACACCGGGGGTGCCACAGGCGGGGCTACGGGAGGTTCGACCGGCGGCGCAACAGGCGAAACGGTTGGGGGTTCCACCGGCGGAGCCACGGGCGGAGCCACGGGCGGAGCCACGGGCGGAGCAACCGGGGGAGCAACCGGAGGTGCCACGGGCGGCGCGACAGGCGGAGCCACGGGCGGAGCAACCGGGGGAGCAACCGGAGGTGCCACGGGCGGCGCGACAGGCGGAGCCACGGGAGGTGCCACGGGCGGAGCCACAGGCGGCGCTACGGGAGGTGCCACGGGCGGAGCCACAGGCGGCGCTACGGGAGGTGCCACGGGCGGAGCAACCGGAGGGGCAACCGGGGGAGCAACCGGAGGGGCAACCGGGGGAGCAACCGGGGGAGCAACCGGGGGAGCAACCGGAGGGGCAACCGGGGGAGCAACCGGGGGAGCAACCGGAGGGGCAACCGGGGGAGCAACCGGAGGTGCCACGGGCGGCGCGACAGGCGGAGCCACGGGCGGCGCGACAGGCGGAGCCACGGGCGGCGCGACAGGCGGCGCGACAGGCGGAGCAACCGGGGGAGCAACCGGGGGAGCAACCGGAGGGGCAACCGGAGGGGCAACCGGCGGAGCCACAGGCGGCGCGACAGGCGGAGCCACGGGAGGGGCAACCGGCGGAGCCACGGGAGGCGCGACAGGAGGGGCAACCGGAGGGGCAACCGGCGGAGCCACGGGCGGCGCTACGGGAGGTGCCACGGGCGGAGCCACGGGCGGAGCAACCGGGGGCGTAACCGGGGGCGTAACCGGGGGCGTAACCGGGGGCGTAACCGGGGGCGTAACCGGGGGCGTAACCGGAGGGGCGACAGGCGGAGCAACCGGAGGTGCCACGGGCGGCGCTACGGGAGGCGCTACGGGAGGCGCTATCGGCATCAGGATGCTGGTATCCGTGCCGCCCAGGGCGTTGACTACGCCGGTCAGACTAAACCCAGTGGCATTGGAGATGTCCGTCAGCGTATAGCCGTTAGCCACCATGTTGTCGATGAGCGCATCCGCCTTGTCCGCAGCAGACAGACTGGCGTCGCTTACGATCGAATTGACAAACGCCTTGATGTACGCCGCACGGTTAATCTCCGGCAACGGCGTAATGGAATCAAGCCGCACTGTGCCGTCTGGCAGCAGGGTGACCGTACCCAAATCAATCGAACCGTCGGGGCGTACGTCGATGCCAGCCCCCGCAAGATCGTCACCCAGCACCGAAAGGTTACCGCCAGGAATAGAAGGGGCAAGCCGCAGGATTTTGTCGATGTTGGCTTGCGTTTGGGAGTTGACCCCAGACTGATTACGCGCGGCGGCCAATGAACTGGCAGCCAGCGAAGAGTTTGCGCCTTGCGAAGCCAAAGACGAATTGCGCAAATTGTTGGCAGCGTCTACCCCGCCATGAATAGCAACACCGACTTTGGTGCCGTACACCGCGTTGGCAAGACTGTTGTTGCCGTACGAAATGTCGACGCCGCGCAGGTTAATACCTGCTTCGGCACCAAGCCCTTCAAGCACTTCCTGCACGCCTTCGGCGCCACCACGCAGGACCAAATTAGCGGTGTAACTGGAGACTTTGTTTGCGAGTTTATCGACTGGACCCATGGGGGCCACAGCAATGGTGCCTTGAATGGCACCGGCCAGTTGTGCTGCGCGATTGGAGATGATTTCCCGCGCTTCGGACATGCTGTATGTCTTGCCGTTTTGCGCGCCCTCGGCTAACAAATCTTTGTATGCCTTGGAGTTGCGAATGTCAGTGTCGGACAAGTCGCGGATGTAATCCCGCGCGGCTTGCGCACCTTCGTTAGCAGCGGCACCAAAAGACAATGCAGGACCGGCATAGGGGGCCAGCCCCGGCACGGAAGCGGCGGCAATCTGAATGAAATTCAGGAAGTTGCCATACAGCGTAGGGTCAGAACCAAAGTTCCACGTGTCTGGTTTGAACAGGTTGCCGGAAACCACACTGTTCTTCATAGCCTCCTGGGCTTCGGGAGACAGCGACAGCAGTTTGCCGTTCTGTACGCCCTGGATCCACGTGTTGATCTCTTGAGCCAGATCTTGACGAACCCCGGCAACTTCCATCGCGCCGGGGATGGCAGTGGCAATACCGCCAAAGCCTCCGCGCAACGCTGCCTTCAACGGGTCGTTGTTACGGGCAAAGTACGCAACGCCCAACTGGTTTAGCGCAGTAGCCGGTATCAGGTTGGTAACGCGCTGTAGGGCGCTCCATACGGTGTCCCCAAGTCCAGCCAACTGCACAGAGTCCGCTAACTTGCCGTCAGAGTCACGGATGCGACCGTCAGCGCCGTAGTAGAACCCCGCACCAAGGTTGACTCGATCTGCCTGCCCGTTGGTGAATGCAGCGAGTTGGTTCTGGAAATCTTTAGTCTGCGTAAAGACCGCGATCTGCTGTGCTTGCTGGTCTTCTGGGGCCTCAGCAATTCGTTCGATCTCAAGCGCGTCTGCGGCGTCCAACTGGGCCAAGTTGTCCGTCGTTATGGCACCGGCCTTCTTCAGCCGATCCATCACAGGCTGCGTTCTGATCGCGCGCTCAAAGTCTCGGGTAGCCTGATTGACCGCCCAGTTGATCGTCGCAGCCTCAAGATTTCCACCGGTCAGCGCCGTGCGCAACATCGTCGTCGTGTACGACCGCACGCGAGGGTCAGCATCCTTGAAGCCCGGGATTTGCTCAGTGGCGTAGGCAATCGACCCGTCGATGACGGCGTTCTTAGCCATTGCTGTGAGGTCAATCTCTTGTCCCGACAGCGACGCTTGCAGCGATTGCGTGATGGTGTTCTTTACTCCGGCGGGCAGGTCATTGAACCCGGGAATCTGCTGCGTAGCGTAGTTGGTGGCAAACGCAATCGTGGTGCCTTTGAGCACGTCGCCGATGTCCTGCCCCATGATGGCTGCACGGGTGGTGTTGGCAGTTATCTGATTGACGTACTGTCCAAACTGCGGATTACCCGCCATGTCTGCGGCAACTTTGCCAAGCGCATCCCCGGCTTGTAGGCCAATGTAGGTAGCCGCCGCGTTCTTGACCGCGTTCTTTACGTCGCCGCCACTTAGCGCAGTGTTGACCACCACACTACCGATGGCTGCTTTCAGTGCCGCACTTGCTCCGGCATATCCTGCCGCGCTTGTGATCGCCGCTCCAATGGCCTGCCCAACACCCGGGAATGCCATCAAGCCGATCATTGCGGCAGATTTAACGAAGTCTTTGAACTCAGCGCCACGGGTATCCAGCAACGCTTCGTAGCGTTGAGACCTTATTGATCCGTCCGGGTTGAATATGGCGATGACCCCGGTAGGGGTTGTGGCGGTCTTGAACTGCTTGAGTTGTTCAGGATCGCTGACGCCGTACTCATTCAGCGTTGCCTGCATTTTCTGCGCGGCAAACATGCGGCGCAGATCATCGGGGTAACTGGGGCTTGTGTCGTTATAAGCCGCGCGGAAGTCGGTGAAGAAGTAACCGTAAACCGATCCGACGTAGGTGCCGTCCGCCAATTTGCGGGCTTCTTCGTTGTACGTGGTCGGCATGTTCCGTGCCCACGCCGGAGCCGGACTTGACGGCGCGACAGGCGGAGCAACCGGCGGAGCAACCGGGGGAGCAACCGGAGGTGCCACGGGAGGAGCAACCGGAGGTGCCACGGGCGGAGCCACGGGCGGAGCCACGGGAGGCGCGACAGGAGGCGCGACAGGAGGCGCGACAGGAGGCGCGACAGGAGGCGCTACAGGAGGGGCAACCGGAGGGGCTACGGGCGGCGCGACAGGCGGCGCGACAGGCGGCGCGACAGGAGGGGCTACGGGGGGTTGGGTTCCGGTGACGCGGTAGTAGTCGGCAAGCGTAAAGGACGTGCCAAGGGCTTTATTCCACTCCGCTACGGTGCGTTCGGGAGACCACCCCTGCTGTTTTGCATATTCAAGGCCTCGCTTTGTAGCAAGCGCATGATCGTTGGGGTCAAGCGCGTACATGTACGCCTTGAGATCAAAAGGAGGGGCAGGGGTGGGCGCAGGCGCGGGCGCGACGTCGCCCACAATGTTTGGCAGATCGTTCTCATTGAACGAATCTTCAAACTCTTCTTCTGTGGACAGTCGCGCCATGATCTTATTGAGTCAGGTCGTAGAAGGACAGCGATCCAACCACGTCACCCGTGGTAGCCCCAGATACAGTTCTGACAGCAACGGTATAAATGTCACTGACCCCGGCAATCGTCGCTCCAAGTTGGAGGTCAAAGTTGTAGCCTGTGGCCGCGCTAAGACCCTGCGTACCACCTGAACCAGTCGAAGTCACATAGTCCGTTTGCACTATGGAGCCTCCCGTGGTGGCCGTGGCTGCTACATCAAACTCCACGTTGGAATCAGTCGGCACTGCCGTCCACGATGCGGCGGTCAGGGTGGGGTTCTTGATCAACGCCACTTCATAGTTCTGACTGGTCGTGGGCAGAACCTGCACTCGGTTGGGCAGCACCACCGCGCCCGTGCGTCCAGAGGCAAGCCGGATGGAAACGACAGGCAGGAAGGTCGTACCAATGGTGCCCAGGACTGTGGTGCGTCGCGCCACATGGTCAATGGAAGTCTGCTCAAACCCGCCCTCGGAGATAACTGAGCAGCAGATAGCCTTCATCGAAGCCGCCACCGCAGCCGTCGTGGTCACAATCTCATATCGCACCGGCAGGATAGCCGTGGTCATGTAGACGTTGGTAATCTCGTTGGCGTTGTTGAAGGTGTGGCAGACGATGTACTGGCCATTGATAATGAAGCCGCACCGCACTGAGCCAACGCCAAGCCACTCAAAGTCCATCCACAGAATCTGCGCCTTGGACGGGTCAAGCGTGAAGCCGGAGTCCCCGGTGCCATCCAACTTGTCGCCGTTCCAGTCGGCTTGGTTAACGGTGCGGACATTGGAAACAGAACCGGTGACGTAGGAACGCAGGACAAAAGAATAGACGCCATCGACACGCTGGAAGAACACACCGTTCTGGTCGTTGTAGTACCCCACGCGCTGCGTGAGGTTCAGACTCATGCTGCTGTCCATCACGAAGGTGGCAAGCACTAACAGCCCCTTCCCTGGCTGATACGGGAATGAACGATAGGACTGGCGCAGGACGGAGCCGACACCGGCCCCGGTAACTTCCATCTTGACTGCCGCTTCATTGGGCAAGAACGTTGTTGTGCCGGTGCCGGTCGTAGAAACGTCGAACTGGTTGTCTGCGGCGTAGCGGTTCTGGCTGTCGAAGAGCGTATAGGGCTGACTGACCCGCAGGCGCCCAAAGGCATCCGTGTTGGTGCCGCCGATAGAGACTGGGATGGGGGATGCCGTTGCCACGATCTGCCTCAGTAGTGCGTCCAGACGGTTGAAGTACAGACGCAGGACGTTGTTGAACTGCTCCTGATAACGCGAGTCGTAATCACTCGGCGCGAGGGGCAGGTTAGGTGGTGGAGCAACGAGGGCATCTTCAATGAGGAGCGCCATCAGCGTCTCCCGTCCATGCGAACGTCGATTCGCGGAGAGCCCAACTGCCACGCCACACCAAGCGCATCGGACTCGGCTTTCATAATTAACTGACGTCCGCGCACCCGGATGTAGACAATGTTGGTGAACTGTTCAATCGGCACCGTAGCAGACCGCGTAACCGCCGCACTGCTTGACCCGCCCAGAGACTGCGGGTTGTTGAATCCAGAGCCCGCCCCCTTCATGGGAATGAGCGTCATAGTCAGCGACGGATTGTTTGCTGTCGATCCGGTAAACGTCACGTCGGGCAGCATGCGCCACACGAATCCGAAGTTCTGCCCGTCTTCAATGTCAAATTCCGCAGATTCAATGTAAGCATTGATTGCGGTTGGCGTCCCAGTTTCGTTGTCGTCCACACCCTCTTCGTGGTTGACAAGATTGTATGAATACGTTGCCGCCATCGGGAATTGTTGCAGGCCAGAATCAAGCCACGCCGTGCGCCCCAAAGTGCCGTAGTACCAAATCTTTTCAAGGTAGTTGTAGACGACGTACTGGTCGATGGCCGTGGAGTTGGCCGAGCAGTAGAACCACCAGACTTCGTTAAAGCCTTCGTTCGTACCCGCAAACACCTGCTCCGCCTGAGCCGCATTGAAATTGCTGAACACGTGACGGCGAAGATCGCAGGGCAACGTTTGAATCCGACCGTCGTAGGCATAGAACTTGTCCACACCCATCCAGTACACCACGCCAGAGCCCACGGTTACCGCGTTCTGGCCGACGATAGAGGTGTTATCGCCAAGCAGTTGGGCGCCCCACACACCGGCCTGCGCCCCCAGGTACTGAAGCGAATACACGGCGGAGTCCGAGAACACCACGATTTCCTGACGGGTCTGCACTGCCGTGATAAGTTCTGAGCCGTGCGACAAGCGCAGGCTGCCTGCTTGATTGGTAGCCGCAGGGGTCCAGTTGACCGCGCTTTCCTGATCCGACCACCGGATCAGCATCGGGTCTTGCGTTCCACTGCCGTAGTCGTTGCAGCCGAAGGCGAAAACAAACCGGTCAATGTCGGAGACATACAGGAAGTTCTGCACAGTCGGCACATCGGATGCGCCCGCCAGAGACGACAGCGCCACGCCCCGGGTACTCACCGTACCGGTGGCGTCCCAGTAATACATGGCGCCACCACGAGGCCCGAAGATTAGGTCTTCGCCAAAGTTGCTCTGGTTCCACAGCCGCAGCGCGCTGGTGGACGTACCGCCCACGCCCCACACACCGGCACCCCAAGCACCGGCACCCCACCCTACGAGCGGAATCTGAGTGGCCGGGCCTACGTTGACCTGATACGCCGCAGAGACTGCCGCGCCGCCCGTGGCGCCTGCCGCCACAACTGATGCCGTGGTGATGGTGTATGAGTTGGCGTCGATAATCGTGACTTGGTATTCGTCGTTCAGCAGAGTTGCGTAGGTGCCGGTCACACCACTGAAGGTCACGAAGTCCCCGTTTACAGCGCCATGAGAAGGCGCATTGACCGTCACCGTGGTGGTGCCGTTACCGGTAAAGGGGTTGTTGGGCAGCGTGGTGGTGACGCGAATGGGCGTAATGTCGTAGTAGGCACCGCCCTGGGAGATGTAGAACTTTAGATTGGTACCGATACCGATCAGATTCAAGTTCCCAAGCGTGACCCAGTTCCACAGAGAGCGGCAAACGCCCAGAAACGTGTCTGCTGAAATCCGCTGCCACCCGCCGATCTTCTCAGGCGTGCCCTGACGGAAGCGCACCTTGTCGCACTCATACCAACCGTTCTCAGACGTGTACCGAGTGTTCTCTTTGTTTACCCCGGGCTTGAGTGTGAGTTTCTTGAGCGGCATGGCGGTATTCTCCCGTCAAGACAGGAAAAGGGCAATCTCGGCTTCACGGCGTTTTACCAGACCCGGCAGGACTTTGCCGCCGCCCATCGTCCACTGGCGGAAGGCGTCTGCCGCTCCGTTCCAGTCGTCCCGGTTGGCCCGCATCCTTATCTGACTGCGCTGAAGGTTGCCTAGCCCCGCATTGAAGGCAAAACTGACCAAAGCGTCAAAAGAGCCTTGACGGCCAGATACGCCGGGAACAAGTCGAAGAACACCACGTTCAAAAGTCCCGACATCATCACGGAATAGTTCGTCGATCTCCGTCT